CTATGGGTGGCTCCGTTCACCAATGAAGTTCTTATCTTTACCTTTGTCTCTCTACCGATAGCCAAACGTAAACACTAGCTCGTACCTCGCAGGGGTTACACGACAGAGGGGGGTACACCAAAACTAGGCACTACACATACAAGAGATGTATTGCCCAATCATTTTTAGCTAAAAAAAGCTCGACAAGGTTGTTGGGTTGGTGGTAGTTATGGATTTATGTTGATTATCTCAAAAATATTTTTTACTCTGAAAGGTGCGATCATGAGGGTTGGTGTATTAGCATCTGTTCTTCTAAACAGAAAAGGTAAACAAAATGGCGACACCATTGTGGCAGAGAAAGGGAGGGAAGAACCCAAGCGGCGGTCTGAACGAAAAGGGAAGAAAGTCATACGAAAGGGAGAACCCAGGCTCGGATCTAAAAGCTCCAGTAAAGAAGGGGGACAATCCAAGACGAGCCAGCTTTCTAGCAAGGATGGGGAACGCAAAAGGTCCAGAGTACAAGGACGGAAAACCAACAAGACTTCTTCTAAGTCTAAGAGCATGGGGAGCAAGTAGTAAGGAAGATGCTCGAGCAAAGGCTAGAGCGATTAGTAAGCGTAACGAGAGTTCAAAAAAATCTTAGTGGGTGAGAATCCAGAACCAAAGGAGTAACAAATGACACCAGAAGCTAGAAAGAAACAGCTTGAGAAGATGCAGAAAACCACAGCTGGAAAGGCTGGAAAAGCTCTTCAAGATATGTATAACAAAAAGAAAAAGAAGAAGAAAAAAAAGAAGAGTGGTCTTTTTGACAGACTAAGAGAAATGGGTAGAAACATTACATCTACCCTCACCGCACCACAGCGTAGGGTAAAAGAACAGAAGCTTGAGCAAAGAGCAGAGCGTTCTGGAATAAAGAATCAGTCAGGCGAAAGCCGTATGCGAAAAGGCAAGCTTTATGAAGATGCACCGAAAGGATCTGGTGGTAAAGTTGGTGTAGATAAAAATGCTCCACCTATGTCCAGAAGAAAAGCAAGTGGTGAAGACAAGTTTGCTCCAAAGGGTGCTGGTGGTAAAGCAACTGGTAAAGATAGGTTTGCTCCTATGGGATCTGGTGGCAAGGCAAAAGGAGATAAGTTTGCACCGAGAGGAGCTGGAGGAAAGGCTCAAGGAGTTGATAAGTTTGCTCCAAAAGGTGAGGGTGGAAAAGCTCAAGCTAAATTAAAAGAGCCTTCAACATTTAAAGAAGCTTTTAGAATGGCTAGAAAAGAAGGTAAAGGTAAATTTACTTTCAAGGGTAAGTCTTATGCCGCTGTTACTATGGATGAAGTAAGGAAAGCTAAGAAACAAGGTAAGATTGAAAAGGCAACTCTTGCCGCTTATCTAAGAATGAAAAGGAAGAAATAATGTATACACAAGCTGATAAAGATAAAGCTGTATTAAATTATTTAGGTAAAAGTAAGTTTTCAAAAAAGCCTGACAAAAGGATTATTAAAATGAGAACTCCTTTATGGTCACTTATAAAAGGAAAGAAATAATGCCAGGATATAGTCAAGGACAATCAATGATTGCGTCACAAGCTGGAGATCCTAAGAAGATTGAGAAAGCTGATTTTGCGAAGTTAAGAAAGAGAAAGAAGAAGAAGCAACCTCTTTACGATAAGGTCAAGATGAATGGCAGTTAATGCGGCTGGTAATTATACCAAACCAAAAATGCGTAAGGCTTTATTCAACTCAATCAAGAACCGAGCAGTTCAAGGTACGGCGGCTGGTAAGTGGTCAGCACGAAAAGCACAGTTACTAGCCAAGACCTATAAAGCAAGAGGTGGTGGTTATACCTAATGAAGAGATCACAGAGAAGTCTTAAGGCTTGGGGGGAACAAGATTGGCAAACGAAAAGTGGCAAGAAGTCTTCCGTGACTGGGGAAAGGTATCTACCAAAGAAAGCAATACAAGCTCTGTCATCAGAAGAGTACGCACGAACAACAGCAGAGAAAAGAAAAGCAAAGAAGAAAGGGAAACAGTTTTCTTCTCAACCAAAACAGATAGCAAAAAAAACAGCACTCTATAGGAGGTTTAGTTGAGCTTTATAAATAATCTCAAACCAGAAGAACATAGAATGTTGCGAAGGTTGGTGAAAGAAATACACTTCCAATACTTTGATGAAAAGCATACAAAGTCTTTTGTGACCAACTCAATGCTTGATAGTGTGATAGAAAATATTGGTCCAGAGGTAGCAGAGATTATGATTCGTACTGGAGTACAAAAAGGTTTGAGTTGATAGATTTTAAGTACAAGCCTGATGGTGAAACTCTAAAAGAGTTTATGAAGGATTCAAATTTTTTCCGTGGTATCAGAGGTCCAGTTGGTTCTGGTAAATCTGTTGGGTGTTGTGTTGAAGTATTTAGAAGAGCTCTCGAACAAAAGCCAAATAAAGATAAGATCCGTAGATCTCGATGGGCTGTTATAAGAAACACAAACCCACAACTCCGAACAACAACTATAAAGACTTGGCTTGATTGGTTTCCTGAAGATGATTGGGGTAACTTCCATTGGAGTGTACCTTATACTCACCACATAAAAAAAGGAGATGTCGATCTCGAAGTTTTGTTTCTAGCACTTGATAGACCTGAAGATGTAAAGAAACTTCTTTCTCTTGAACTTACTGGTGTGTGGGTAAACGAAGCAAGAGAGATTCCGAAAAGTATTATTGATGCGTGTACGATGCGTGTTGGTAGATTTCCAAGTATGCGAGATGGTGGACCAAGTTGGTCTGGTGTTATCTGCGATACTAACGCACCAGAAGAAGATCATTGGTGGCCCATAATGGCTGGTGAAGTTCCGATTCCAGATCACATTCCTAGAGAGCAAGCGACTATGCTGGTCAAACCTGATAACTGGTCTTTCTTTACACAACCAGCGGCAATGCAAGAAAAGCTAGATGATAAGGGTGATGTATCTGGTTATGATATGAATAAGAAAGCAGAGAACGCTATAAATATATTAGAGACTTACTATCCAAACTTAATACGAGGAAAGACTAAGAGTTGGATTGATGTCTATGTTATGAACAGACTTGGATTAATTCAAGAAGGTAAACCAGTATATCCTGAGTTTCTCGGTGAAACACATATTGCTCAAGAAGAAATACCTATTGCTATGGGTGTACCTTTGTATATTGGTATTGATTTCGGACTTACACCATCTGCTGTATTTGCACAAAAAGTAAGAGGTCGATGGTTAGTTCAATCAGAGATAGTAGCTATTGATATGGGTATTGTAAGATTTGCTGAACTATTGCGACAAGAGATAAGTTCTCGATTCAATGGTCTTGATGTGTATATCTATGGTGATCCCGCTGGTGATTTTAGAGCGCAGACAGATGAATCCACACCATTTCAAATACTGAGAGGTGCTGGATTGAAAGCTGTGCCAGCTCCAAGTAATAGTGTTGATTTACGTTTGGAATCTGTTTCTGCACAATTAAATAAGATGGCAGATGGTAAGCCAGCGTTTCTTATTGATAGAAGATGTCCACAACTTATTAAAGGTTTTCAAGGTGGATATTGTTATCGAAGGATGCAAGTATCTGGTGAGAGATATGATGATAAACCTGATAAGAATATGTACTCTCATATACATGATGCCCTTCAATATTTAATGTTAGGAGCTGGTGAGGGTAGAACTTTGATGACTGGTCAGAAACCAGTAAAAGCTTTCAATGCAAGAAAAGGCTTTGATATTTTTTCAAGATCGCCTAATAATAGGAACAAGACCAGTTTTTGGAATAGATTGTAGGAGAATCATATGTGTTTTGGTGGTGGAAGTTCTCGACCTGAACCAGTAAGCCCAACAGTTACTGAAGAACAGAAAGAACAAAAAAAAGAAGAAACCCAGAAAAAAGTAGAACGTAGGCAAGAAGCTCTTGAAAAAGAAGTTACTTCAGATCAACCAATTAAAACACAACTTACTTATGAGATGGGTGCTAAAGCTGGAACGCCAGTTGTTCGAGGTAGAAGAGGAAGACGAGCTTTATATACAAGTGGTCGAGGTGGTATAGGCTACCGAAATCCACTTATGTTTGGATAATAGAATATGGTTCATTCTCCAAATTCAATCGATATGAAAGATAATGATAAGCTTTTATCTGCCTATATGAAGAAGTACGAAAAAGCCAAATCAATACGACAACGATGGGAACCTTTGTTTAATGAATGTTATGAGTATGCTTTACCTATGCGTGAAACTTTCTACACTACCGCAA